TTCATAAAATTCTGTTACCAACTGATCCAATATATTATCAATGTTTATTGATTCATCATTTTCCAATACCTGTTTTTCACCAGATGCCAGAATCAATGTTTCAATATCACTTTGTTGTGTCGGCCTAAAATGGCTAATTGTTATTGTTTCAAATCCACCCAATGTATAATTGTACTGAACTGTGGTTACCAGATATTCATATCCAATTCTGTTTGGTGTGCCAATAATGTTGGCAATAAAATTAGGTGTGGTAAATGTTGCAGGAATGTTTGGTATCAATGCATCAATAATTGGTGCTGATTTCAATTTCAATAATTCAGATGCACCCCTTTTAATAATGTTTGAATAAATTTCGTTTACATCATTTGGATTCTGGTGTTGAATTTCCACAGCAATTGAATCAACAAATGATCCTGTATAAACAAACAAAACCAATGTGACTGCAGTATTTTTTCCTCTCCTTTCCTTTGTCTGGATGTAGTATTTTGTTGGCATTTTTTATGTTTTGGTAATTTTAAATGTACAGGTTACCTTCAAACAGGATACAGGTGAATTACTCACATATGCATATAACTTATCACCAACTGCAACTGCTGTGGATGTCCATCCACTAACAGATGCTGTGTTTGTTGATGCAACTGCCAATGTTGGTTTGTTCCCTGCACCAATTATACTTGCACCACTCCTGTATAATTCAATAATAATTGATCCACTAACTGCAACACCTGTTGCCGGTGTATATGAATCAATCACCCAATCTGTAATGGTTCCTGCATATGGGATTATAATTTCCTGCCATCCACCTGTGCCAATCACACCACCTTGTCCATCCCATGTTGCACCAAAACTTCCTTTTTTTAAGTTAGTTATTTCTTGCTGAACAAAAGCTGTTGTAGATATTGATGTATCGTTAGTTCCTGATGCTTGTGTGGTTGCTACTTCAACTATTCTTGTAAATACTTGTAACACCCCATTACCAACTCCGTTATTTAAAACTACACCCATTGATTGAGCGTAATTTGGTGAAACAGGTTTAGTTGCGGTTAATAATCCTGCTGTTGCTGATGATACATACAGTAAATCACCAATTGAAAAAGCCGATAAATCAATTTTTTCAATCATCCCTAATACCATCATCCAACCGAATCCAGTGTTGGCTGTTGTTTGGTACATTATACCATAAGCAGGTAATGTAGTTAATGAATTTGCTCTTGCCTTTGAAACATTAGGAACCGAACCTGTTGCACCTGTTATATAGACTACTGAACCCTTAGAAATTGATGCACCACTTGTATTCCTAACTATCGTTAAGTTATCCCTTGTTATTTCAATCTCATTTCCATTCTCATCTAATATGTGAGGAACTGATAGTCCATTTTGGTCTTTTGAAAAAAGTATTAATGAGTTTGTTGCTGGTGCTGTTGGTGTTGCAATATCTGTTAATATAGCTTTATCAAGATCAACAGTATCAACTGAAAGAATATTCGTTGTCTTGTCATATTCAAATCCTGCTTCTGCTCCAAATGATCCGGCATCATTATACTGCACCTGTTTATCAGCACCTGCAACTGCACCACCACCACCAACTGCAAATTCAACAATGTTTCCTGATGCATCTGTACCCAATGCATATGTTGGTACACCTGCAAATGTGTTGATGCCATATTTATCCAATATCAATTGGCCTGATCCGGCCACCGCCAATTTTCTGGTTTCTGATGCACCACCTGTTTTTAGCCACACCTCCCATTGCGCTGTTTCATTTCCTGCTGTTGGTGTACTCCATTTGGTAATCAATAATGATGCTGTGTCTATGCCACCGGCTGAATCTGATAAATTGGTGTGTATCTGTACACCCATTCCCGTCAATGCATTAGCATTTGCGCGATTGATAACCACACCATCAACAATATTATTTCTTCCTGTGGCTGTGTTAACTGCCCACAATGGAATTGAATCTGCTGTACCTGTTACACCAACTGATGATCCCTGTCCTCCAATACCATATTGCGCACCATGAACATACAGAATACCATTGGATGAATAATTACCGGCATCACCCAATATTTCCAAATAAAATGAATCATCATCAACAGTACCAATGGATGTTATGTGTGTCAACTGCCCCCCCAATTGAAAATTGGTTGCAACATTTTCAGTCAATCCATTATCAACTGTGTATGTACTGCCACCACCTGATCCAACACCCTCAATTTGAAAATTGGTGCCATCATAAACTAACACATAAATCCCACCGGCCAAAATATCACCAGATGCCAATGCTGTACTGACATTCTTTTTTATTCCCTTTGCCCCATACCCATCCATGTTCAATGTACATGCACCTGTATTTGCATTGGTAAATTTTACCCATATGCGCAATCCTGTATAATAATCAGGAATGTTGTTGGATACAATTAATGCCTTTCCAAAATTGCATGCATATGTATCTGTTCCTGATGCCACAGCATATTCAAAAACTGTTGCATAATAAGAAAGATCATTCCATGCTGTGGTACCATCACCAATTTTAAATTGGTTGGTGTCGGATTCCAATCCAATCTGTGATGGTTCCAACACAATATTCTGTGATGTCCAATATGTGGATGCATGAATCAATGGTGTCATCAACAGTTGGTTTTAATGGATGATTGCACACCCTTTTTAAATGTCATTTTCACACCGGCAATCCTGCGATTGCGATCATTATAATATGTTGGTTCATATGATGAATCCCTAACAACAAACATCCTTTTTATATCCCAATCAGAATTGTTGATGTTATAATCAGATACTTGTAATGTATCGGCCATTAAACCATAAACCATCAATCTGGTGTGTACATATTGTGGTGTGTCCTGTCGCATAAGGAATTCAAATGATGAAACTGATTCATCCCTGACCTTTTGTATTTTGCCATGATTAGGATTTCCCCACTCCAAATTGACTGTGCGATATTCTGACACCTTTTCATATCCGAAAAATCCATTTACCCTTAATGAATCATACCATGCCATGTTTGTGAAATCATGCAACAGATAATCAACCCTTTTATCACCAATTTTTCCATTGGTGGTTGTTTCAAATTTAACTGTACCCTGCGCCCTTTCACAATCAAATTCCAACAGTTTATATTCCTCTGATGCCAAACATGATGTTACACCAGAATTCACAGTAACAATTTTGATCCTGTAAATCCCTGCACCATAATTAACAAACACCAATCCCCAATTCAATGCATAACCAACATAATTGCTGTGGCCGGCAATTGATCCATAAGCATAATTTAATCCTAATGCACCGGAATTTAATGTGGCCACATTACCCCATGTTGATCCGGATAACTTTTGCAATGTGATGGTAATGGATGGTGATAACAATGTGTAATATGCCAACAGGAATGACGAAAAATCATTTTCATATGTTGGATATGTGATTGATGAATCATCAACACCAAATACCGGATTGCGATAACAACATGGATCATTCAATGATCTGCATTCATCATCTGTGCAATTGTTAAATTGCATTAATCCTGCAATGATTCCAACATTGATTTTTTTTGATTGTGTTCCTATAACCACCACATCATCCTGATTACTAAATGTTGGTGGTGCCGGTGTCATCCCTAACAAATCAGTTACTGCCTGTGGATTGGTTGGTATTAATGGCATCCCTTTTATTTTAACTAATGAAATTTAAAAATCCCAACTTTGGATAAATCTGCACCCCCTCATTATTCACCGCCCAATTTAATACTGTATCGTCATACCAACATTCCAATGTAACTTTTGAATAATAAAACAGATTGATTGTCATGTTTGCTGAACTCCATGATAAATCAGCCAATGGATCAGCCACAGCAAATGTAAATGGTGATCCGGTTTCTGAATCAAATTATGTTTGTGCAAACCTTCTATTGTTTATTCCACCACTATTCAACAAATCCATGAAAAGGTATCCATAAAATGAATTGAATCCAACAGGCATGGTTGTGAAATTGCCATAAAATGTACACCTGATTTTTGTTTTGGTGCCAATCAATATTGCACCATATAATGTTGGATCACTTGTATCATATGTTCCAACAATAACATCATCCTCATTTATGAAATCAACAACACATGTAAATGTTATGCCTCCATCTGGTGCCGATCCAATTGCCCTTTGATCCATTTCTGTATATGCCCAAAAATTAGTAATATGATCATCGTATCCTCTGGCATTCGCAACAAATTTCAATTGCAATGTCCATCCGTTTGCAACCATTGTTTCCCACAATTGGGATACATCAGTAATATCCTGATAAATTGGATATTGCCATTGCTGTGATGTTTGAATGACATTCAACCAATATTCATATCTTAATGCAAATGCATATTTGAATCTATATCCTGATTGTGTGCCGGTGTCAATGGTGTCATCCCTTGTTATCGAACAGGTGTTATATTCATCAGGCAAACCAATAAAACTGCGCGATTGTGATAAATCAATATCCTGCACACCACCCCTGACAATTGCAAATCCTGTATCAAATGTTGTTGATTCAATAACAAAATCATCCTCACCTGTTTTTACTGCAACAACCTGCATTCCACAACTTCGCAATGATGGATAAACACCATCTGCATCAGGATCAGTTAAAAATAAAAATGGAAAATCAACATAGAAAGGATCGCCACCCCACCCCAATACATAATTTTCATCATTGGCATCAATGTTTGGATATTGGTACACATGGAATTCATCCAATGCCTCAATCAATGTTGCATCAGTTTGATCATATGCCAACTGATTGTCATCAACCAACACCACCACGCGATCATTTTGTTTTGTTGTTTTTATGGTTTCATCCTGTGTTGATATCAGTAATGAATAATTCCTGTTGCTGATTGGCTGTTGTGACAATATGCCCTGCAGATATGTTGCAAAATCTGTTTGAAATGTTAGTGTAACATTGTTTGCATCAATATATGAAATTGATAAATCTGTAATGATCTGGTAATCTGTTCCAAAGTATTCACCATTAGTTGATGGATCAGTTATCTGCGCAATCAACCTATCATTCATAAAATTTTGGCGCAATGTTGTATCCGGTGTATTAGTGAAATCAACCAGATTCAAATCATTCCAAATAAAATCCAATGTTATTGCTGTTGATGGTGATGATGGTGCAGTATATAGAAATGATCCTGCAACAGAATATAATTCAATCACAATTTCTGTTGGTATTGAAAAATCAATTGAATCAAATACCTCTGATGTTGCAGGATTAGTATATGTAATTGATTTTACATTATACAATGATCTGGTGTTTGTATTGTTGGCATTATACCAACATGACATCCCATTTTCATTACTGATGCCACCTGTGTGTGGCACAATAGGATCATAAAAATCAAACTTTGCATTGATTCTGAAAATGTATTTTAATCCATTTGGCAGGATTAGGTAATCAGGTGCAATATTGTTTGCAAAATTTCTATCCTGATTGTTCAACCATAATGGTGTGACTGTAAACCATTGTGTTAATGTGAATGCCTGTTTATAATCTGTGATTCCTGCACCTTCAATAAATACCTCATTTGTTTCACCTGTTGTTGTGTCGGTTATCTCATTAGTCACCCACCCCATTGAATTTGATCCAACAAGGAAATAAACAGGTGTGGCTGTTCCTGATGCAATTCCATCAACAACATATTTTTGAATGTTTCCGCGATCTGTTAAGGATGCATATGATTCTGATGCACCATTTGGAATTATGTTGTATAAAAAGTCACAGGCAGTAATTGGTGTGGTGTCATAAAATGAACATGATTCATCCGTTTCATTTACCAATGCTTCTGCAACTGTTATTACTGTTGATTCAACTGCTGTAATAGTGTATGTGCCATTGTTTGATACTGTACCAATTACATCAATAGTCATCCCAACCAACCATCCATCTGATATAAAATTGGTTGTATCCAACCTGTTGCCATTGGTAATGGTTTTGGTGGCTGAATCAAATACCATTCTGCTGTTTTCTTTTCCTAAAAATGTGTAAAATTCAATCACACATTTCATCCTGTTGCCAATGCCACCATTTAAATATGTGACACCACCACCACCTGTATCTGTGTATTCATCATAAAATGTTCTGGATGTAATTACAACACTCATTGGTTAGTTATTAATTTATGATGAAAAATGTTTGCATTGTTAGGTGCATCAAATGTAATTACCACAACACCATTATCTGAATGACTTACTGAACATTTATTACCATCAATAACAATGTTGGTTAAATCACGCTGTTTAAATTTTTCTGCCAACAACTTTATTTCTTCTGCCTTTGCTTGTAACAATTTTAGTTGTGGTGCAAATTCATTTGCTGATTGTTGCAGTTTTGCACTCATTTCTTGCATTTGTCTAAACTTATCTGTGTCCATAGTTTTGTTTTTACTGTGGCCATTGTGTACCACCACCACCACCACCTGATCCATTGCCACCTGATGATCCGCCCTGTCCAATCACACCTGCATTTAATCCATCAACAATTAACCTTTCTGTTAAATTGGTTGTGAATAATTGATTGATCCTGTAATCTGCTGTGGCCATTTCTGATTCCAAATCCCACACAATTCTGGTAAACTTTCCAAACACATGCCCACCTGATGTTGTTGGTACCATCATCACATTGGATTGTAACACCTGCACAAAATCCGCGCAACAGAATTTAAACACCTTATCAAAATATGTTAAGTATTGGTTTCCTCTGGTGGCCAAATTTTTTCCATGAAACCAATATAACAATCCCTGTGCTGACATCCTTTCATAACTGTTTGGATGCACCTCCCAATCATTGCCAACCTGTGTACCAACAAATATTTTTGGTATGCTGAATGAATCATTGGATAATTCCAACCAACCAATCCTTTGGTTGAATGTATCAATTGGTATGCTATCGGACAAATTGTTTATCTGTATGATTGGATGCCCTGCAATTATACTTGCAACTGCACCCGGCAATCCCAACAATGAATTTATTGCAACCTCAACAATAAAATCAACAACTGATACCAGATCATGGGTAAAATTTATTAATTTTTGTAGTTTAATCTCAACATCATTTAAATATTCTTTTCGCTTTCCTAATGCACAGGGGAATGTTATAACCACACCTGTTTGTGATGTCAGATGTTTTTTATTACCAATAACATTTGGCAATACCTGTACAGATGCTGTTGTGCCTTGATATCTGTGGATGGTATTCATTTCTGAATCATCCAACTGAAATTGTAAATTGTAAACTGATGGACATTCTGTTGCATTTGTTCCATGTGGATCATTGGCATTATAGGTGTACCCAATTTCATCTGTATTATCAACAATGTATGGATTGTATAAATTCCAATAATGTTTTTCCTCAAAATACATTGTACCATTATCAATCCTGATATCAGCATTAAATAATGTTTTCATGTCCTCAATGAAATCCTTAAATGTTCCATCATAATATCCATATGGATTTCCGATTCCTGACAGTTCATCCTCTGGCCTGTCAAATGATAATTAAAATGCCTGATAATTTAAATTTGGCTGTACAATTTTTTGTGGCATCCATGTGGCATCATAATAAATTGATGATGGTGAAAATATTGACGATGAAAAATTCAGATTTAGGTATTGACATCCCTTTCTGAATAAATCATCAATTCGCATACACAATTTATATTTTTTGCGCTGTATGATATTGTCCACAATTTCCTGTATTAATTGTATCAATGCCTTTACAACTAAGTAAGTATATGCAACTGTGCCAACCAATATCAAAATGTCAACAATCAATGTTCCAATGTTTGTACCCACTTGTGTGGTTAAATCTGAAATGTCACCAATAATTTTTTCAATCAAATCTGATATGTCCTGCACCAACTGAATGGTTTGCCATATTATTAACAATGTGGATATTGATAATGTGATCACCTGTGTGTACTGTGGTAATTCTGTTATCACATATGGTGTGGCTTTGTAATCTGATGCAGTTATGATTCCTGCACCACCATCTGTTATTGGTGTGGCCAAATACCAGAATGTGAATGATCCTGCAATGTCATTCATCCAATCAATTCTGCCGGCCTCAATGATTGGACAACTTACCCTATCACATTCAATTCGTGTTTCACTATGCGCCAAATCCAACACCAGATCAAAACCAATGGATTGATTGCAGGCATCAATGCGCAATCCTAACCCCTCATAAATTCCACGCCCACCGGACAAACCCTGTTGCACATAGGTATTTATTTTTTCTGCTGTATCACCAACCCATTCAAATGCAATGGATGATACTGATGCTGATGGTGATCCGGATGTGAAATCAACATCAATTTTTATTGCTGAATGATTTAATGGTTGTGCCACCACAACATATTCTGATCCAAAATCAATACTGAATTGATAATCCATCAGTTGATATTCCTTTTAATTATTGGTGAACTTTTTACTGTTGTATGTTGCACAATTCCATTTTGCTTTTTCACCTTTATTAATTCACCAAACAAATTTTCTGATATCTGCCATTCAGTTTTGTTTTTAACCACACCAATCAACTGATCAATTTTATTTGATAGCATAATATTTTGTGCATCATTAACAATCTGTGATTTTGATCTATCTGTTAAATTATAATTCATGCGGAAATATTCATCCAATGTGCCGGTGTTCAATGCATTTACCACACCTTTGTATTTCTCATTGGCTGATCTGGTTACAACCCCCTCATGTGGGTGCAATGCAGCCAACATACCACCTTTGTTATCCATGTTTCCACCATCACCTGTGTCATCTGTTCCATCATGATATGTTCCGGATATTGCTGATGCAATACCTTTTGCAATAACTGTTTGTGCTAATGCCTTTGCTGATGCACCAAATCCACCATCCTTTCCTGCATAAACTTTCATAAATTCCAAAAATAATTCCGCAATCTGCTGTGCCTCCTTTTGTCGGTTGGCCTTTTTTTCTAATGCCTTTTGTTTTTCCAATGCCTCTGCCCTTTGGCGCAACATAAAATCCAATGTGTTTTTTTGGCCATTAACAGCCAATTGCATCTGTGCATCAATACCCCTTTCAATTTCAGATAATTCCTGTGCATTAACTTCCCTTTGTTTAATTATACGATCTGCATATGCTTTGAATATTGTTTCCTCCATTTTTTTTTCATCCTCAATTCTTTTCAAATTCTTTTTCTGTTCCTCATCCAAATCCTTTTCTGATGATGCCTTTGCAGACTTTGATTTATCACCAATTAATCCTGCCCTTGTTTTATTCAACCTGTCATATTCTGTGGTTAACATTTTTGTGTCGTTAATGACAACAGCCATGTTAGTGTGTGATGATTTCCACAATTTATTTTCCTCCTCACCCTGTTTTCTCAACTTATAATTCAACTCCAATTCCTGCAACTCCAAATCAACTTCCTTTTCTTTTTCTTTGTTTTTTTCTTTTATTGTTTTCGCCTCTTTTACATTCAGCAGGATTTGTTCATTTTGTAGTTTGTTGCCCTCCACCAAAATATCCTGATATTTTTTCAATCCATCATCATCAGTTGGATGTCTGAATTTTATTTCATCCTCCGCATTCTGCCTGATTTTTATATCCAACAATTGATTTTCCAATTGATTGATTTCCTCCAATGTTGCACCCTCTTTTTTTCTCCGATCCAATTTGAATTGCATATTATCCAACTCTATCTGATCCTGTGCATCCCTTTTTACTGCTCTGGAATCCCTGCCCTGTTGCAATGCCTTTTCCTTTTCTGCCAATGCTTCCGTTTCCTCTCTCTGGTGTTTCAAATAAACTGTTAATGCAACAATGCCGGCAATCAATACTGATATCCCTGCTGTTGCTAATGCCCATGATACCGCCATTGATAAACCTGTTGCCCTTGCAATTCCAGACACAACAGTTAATGCCACACCATAAACACCTGTGGCCTTTGTTGATGTATTGGTTACAACAGTATTGGTTTCCTGTGCAACAGTATTTGTTTCTGTTGCAACAGTTTCCAATTCCTTTGCATGTTTTACATTCTTTGAGAATGCAACAAATTCATGTGCAATGGCTGATGCATTCTGAATGGCATCAGTATTAAATCCAATGGCATTACCTAATGCACCAACAATACCTGTGATGCCTCCCAATCCTTTGGCCAATGTCACAAATGATTTGGTATAATTTCCTACATTCCTGCTGTAACTTCCTGTGGCAAATTCTAACTTTTTAATCTGTTCAGTTAGTATCCGTTTTTTTTGTGCTAATGATCCGGTTACATTTTCGTTTCCCCTCTCTGATTCTGATGCCTTATTCCATGCATTACTGATTAAATTTAATTCCGCTTTTAATGATGCTAATGATCCCTTTAGTTGTGTGCTTAGGATCACTTCCTGTTTTATCTTGTTATTCCTTTCTGTTGTTAACTGTTTTATTTTTTCCTGTATGATCAGATTTTGTTTTTGCACATCGTTTAAACCTTCCAATGTTTTGGCCAACTTTTCATTTAATTCCTGTTGCTTTTTCAGATCATCAATTGATGTTGGATCATTTTTGGATATGCCACCGGCCGTTGTTTGTGCAATGGATTTGAATCCCTGTTCCAACTTTGTCAACCACAACTGCAATTCTTTGGCCTGATCAATGGTTGGCTGAAATACATTTGGCGCAATAATATCTTCACTTTTAATTATATCTTCAGCCATTGGTATGTTGTTGGTTTATTTTTTCCGCGCTGTTTATGTATCCAAAAAATTCTGCAACAGTTGTTTCAAACATATTGATTTTAAAACCCATTAATTTTTCCAACTGTGTTTTGGTTTCATAGATATCCATTTTGCGCAGATTCTTATTCCTTAATTGATCCGCTTCAAATTTAGCAATGTTGATGAATGTTTGCACAGTTGCATCACCACTTATTATCAACTTTGCAGTTAACTTTGCAATCTGTTTTTCCTTTCTGAATATTTCTAAAAAGGATTCTGAAAATCCAAATCTGTTTATGTAATCATTCTGGATGCCATTCCAATATTGGATCAACACATATTCTGATAATGCATTCACCCTTTTTACATTCATCTGTTTATAATTTTTTTTTAACAGGAATGCAACATTATGTGTTTCAATTATTTTATCCCAATAATATATTGGCAATTCATCAATGGATGAATAGCATTTACTTAAATAATATTTCTTTAGTTTTTGCAATACATATTGGCGCAACCCATCCCCTAACTGTTGAAATGCTTTCATCGGTTAAACCTACAATTTTTCCATTGCTTTCCTGCAAATCCTTACCATGTATTTTTGTATTTGCTGTAATCACAAATCCATCCTGACCATTTATAAATATAAATGATCCATAAAATGCACCTGTATCTTTGAATGTCAGGTGATCATATGGTTGGTTTTTCTCGATCTTTCCTTTGTATTCCGGTGTGCCATAAATTGTATTGGTTGCATAATCACCTGTTGGTTTCCCATCAGCAAACACACCCTGTTTGAATAATTGTTCATCAGTATTTAACCCAATTATATCAGATTGAATTTGGCTGTTATCCAATGAGTCATGCAGGATTTTTTTTCCATCCAATTTCCGCACATTCTTTAATACATTTTTTATTGCACCAAACATTATCATCTGGCAAAGATAAAATAAAAATGGCCACCTTTTCAGATGGCCATCATCATGGCAATTATCAATAAAAAACAAACTTTACGAAATTGGTATTGTTACAAGATCATCCTCCATTCCATTGAAATCAAATCCAGATGCTGACATTGAAAATTGCAACACATCACCAACTGTTTGTGATGCATAGGTTAATGCATAGGTTCCATTGGGTGATTCTGTTAATCCGGTTATTGTCACATCAGAAGAATCAGTTGTATTTCTGATCCTTGCCGTTGTACTTGTTACCCATGAATAAAAATTATCAACAGCCATTCCTGTAACAACCAATGGATTAATTGGTGTGCCATAGTTTGTATATAAACGAACAGTAATTGATGTTGATGTTATTGATGAAAATACCCAATTCACCTCCAATTCACCTTGAATTGCAAGTAAATCTGCACCACCTAATTCATCACAAACAATCATTCGCAAATCTTCATCCTTTTCATTGATGTCAAAATTGAATGATACCTGTAACTTTTGGATGGTTTTATCTGTTGTTTTCACCAACATTACTGACAATGATTGTTCATCAATAACAATTGGTTCCAATGCTAATCCATCAGATGAATTTTTGCCAATCAGATTTCCGTTTTTGTCAACGAAATAAACACCAACATTTACACATCGCGCCTGCTCAATGTATCCCTTTAATTGTGGTGATGCTGATCCTGATCCTGATGCACCAACAATTATTCCTGTGAATTTTCGTGATGCTTCCTGTATGAATACTGTGGATTGATCATCAAATGTTTCCATGATATTATCACCGCGCACATCCTCCACATTTTTCATATCAGGTAATGGTGTCCATTTGTCACCATCAGCAGTATCATTATCCAAACGCGTATCAAAATATGCCTGATTCCATGTTGCTGAATACAGCACACGATTTTTATTACCTAAGACATCATAAACAGGTACCAAAATAACTTTTCTGGCAACCTGCATTATAGGTGTACACCCTGTGCCTGTGTTACTTAAACCGGCATCGCAACTACAACCAACGCATGACATAGTTTTAAATTTTTGTTTTGATTAATAATGTAAATGTAAATGTTTTTTTTAATTCCTAATTTTATTTTTTAACACAAATAATCGCAACAACTTAAATCCTTTATGATTGGCAAATCCATTGCTAATTCACACCCTCCTAACTTGTCAACAAACATATTTTTCAACACACCTTTGTTGGATATGTATACACCAAACTTTGCATAATTGGTAACATCATATTTGAAATCATCCGTTTCAAATCTTCCGGTTGCCTCCTCTAATGCTGATATAAATATTTCAGACAACCTTCGCATTGGCATGATGGCATTTTCATATGCTGTATCAACCAACCACAATTCATTGTTTGCCTGTGTCAAAAAAAACAATCTGAATGATGACACCCTTTCAATAATGCTTTCTGGATTCCTATCTATTTCCTCCAAATAATTTTCATGCAACCAGATCATTGGTGTTTTGTCAACAGCATCAGGAATGTTCATCAACTCATTACCAACCTCAATTGGAACACCATGAAAAAAGTATGGTGTGTATAGATTAAATGATGTTGCAGTTATTGATACTGATCCACTAACATACAACACATTGGTTGATGCATCAATGCGCCTAATCAGATATGAATGGCCACCAATGGTTACATAAAATGATGGCTGTGCATGATAAATATCACATGTTGTTATCGCATAGACATCAATGGTTTCACCTTCATCTGTAACAATAGTTGTTTCAACAACTGATTTAATTGTAACAGGAAATGTTAACCCACTAACAATGCCATCAATAATATCAACCAATGATTCCAGATATGCCATTTATTTTAATGTTTGTAATGGTAGTAATAATTGTGTGGTGCAATTGCAATTCCATCCAAATCCTTTTTCTGTGGATCTTTCATTGCTTTCCGCTTTTAAAAATAATGAATCATGTGGTAACATCAAAATATTAAACAGTACAGCATTATGATCTAATTGTTTTTCATACAATGGTAATGTGATTGAAAATGTATTTGCATCAATATAAATGTAATGGCCTGATGGATTAATGGTATCATTAACCACCATGCAATATCTGTTGCTTATTGAATAGGATGTAAATGTAACATTGTACACCTTTTCCTTTACAGGATCAGGCAATGGTGTTTCCTTTTTACAGGCAACAAATAATACCATCATCATTATCAGTATCCGGATCATAACAATGCAGAATACTGTGGTTTAAAAATCACACCCCTGTATTCCGGATATGTATCAGGATCATAAATTGCGCAATACCATTGCACCGCGCCAATACTGTTCAGAATTTCATTCCATTTTATTTCTGCTGTTCTGAATGCATTTAATGGTGACATAATATCACCTGTTTCTGTTTGGTTTAATACTGCACCTGATTGTGATTGTTTTACCTGTGTTCCTGCAACATAATAATAATATATGATTGACACCAAAATATCCTTTATACCATAGGAATTATAAATCCCACCGGAATCTGATCCACACCAATACCCCCAAAAATTTGCCCAATCATTTCCATAATAGGTATCACCATCTGATTGCAATGTGAATGCATCATAAATGGTTGTGAATCTTAATTCCTTTTTTGCCCAATTAGTTGGTGTTTGTGCCGGTGCATCATCCAATGCATACACCAGATCACCAACCACATAATCTGTGGTACCCAATGTGCCGGCAACAGATATTGTCCAATAGTCACCCTCCATTATTGCACCTGCTGTTCCTGATCCTCCTGTTGCAGGAAATGTTCCAACTGATGCATCATAATCACCGCGATCATCCAATGTTATTGTTGATGGTATTAAATCAGCAATGAATAATTTTCCCAAATCAACACCCAATAATTGATAAATAGTCAACTTTTCATACCTGTCAATATATGACTGCAATACAGTATTGGTGTTATTTGATTTCGCTAATAATTGAAATCAATTAAAATCTGATTTTTGTACAATAACCATATTACAAAAATAGTAAATTAAATTAAATTCAATCTTGCAAATTCTCCATGATAAAATTTAGCGGATTTATTGTATTCTTCTCCTTAAATCTATTCAGCCATTCAAAATCACTATCATCAACGACAACTACATATTTACCCTTATTGCATCTCTTTCATAAAATTGAAAGTATTTTGTGTAAATAATTTCCTGTGGCTTTATATGAATGCTTTTCAACAATCCAATTTCTAACATCATCCTGTTTTTTCATGATCTCCAATCTGGATGCATCCATCCAATGTTTTATCCAAACCTTAAATGTTTCCTCTGAATTGGCCACACACAATTCACCAACACCATATGCTGTGGTGTACACATCATTGAATAATGAATTGGTGATGGTTATTTTACCCATCGCACATGATTCAAATGCTGTCACACCAAATGATCCATAAATTTTTCCATCCTGCTGTGGTGCAAACAATTCAATGTACACATCACATTGTGCCATCCTTTTTAAATTTTCTTTATGTGGCACATTGGATTCATCAACAATAAATTTTACATCAAACCCTGACATCATTTCTTTTATCTTTTCTGTTCCCTTTGTGCCTCCCTTGTTTGGATAATGTGCAAACACCAATTCAGTACAACCACACCTGATTGGTTGGATGGCATCAGTATCAATTGCTGTTGCAACATAATGGATATTTTTTGCACCCAATTCCATAAACTCCGGTGAATCAGTTAATGTGCCGGTTACTAATGAGTTGAAAATTTCATTGTGTCCTAAATGATTCTGCCTGTATGCTGTTCCTGTATGCATCACCCAAACATTTTTTCCTTTTGGGATGTATTCAATCAGATATGGTGATGAATGTCCGATGATAACCAGATCAGCAGTTTGCAACTGTTCAATCATGGTAATGTGATTAACATGAACACCCTGTTTTTCATATCCAAATGGATGTGATGTCAGGCATAAACATTGGGAATCCACACCAACAGATTTCAAACTTTCCGATAAATTAAAAGACAGATTTGCGTAATCTGAATAATTTATAAATAATACTTTCATTTATGGTTTTGTGTATTCAATTAAAAATACCTGTGGCATTAATTCCTCAATGTATGTTTCATTCCAATCTGATAACCTGTTCCTGTAATCAGACAACTGTAGTTTGAATGTGTGATATTGATCCACCTCAATGTTGATTCCGGTTAAAAATACAATGTTTTTCTGTGCAATCTTTTTCATGTTCTGTATTGCCAAATCAAAATCATGGCAATTATCCATCACCGCAAATGCACAAATTGTATCAATGATTGTATTAGGTGCAGTAAACTGTTCAACAATTTTATCATCCTCAATTTTTCCATTGATCACAGTATCATTCACAGGAAATGCATCCAACCCATAATACATAATTGATTCATCAATGCATTGTTGCAGGTACCCACCACCACAACCAACATCCAATACTGATGCACCAACAGATACTTTTGATATGTGTGTTTTATAATCCCTGATTACATTATCAACTTTCTGGTTATCATCAGGATGCCCCCATAATTTTCGCCTTTCAATCAGATTCAATGTGGCCTGTTTCCAACTTTGTTCATCAACATTCATAAATCAATTTGTTTTTTTTATCCCTATTTACAACATTATCAAATACCCTTTTCTGTTCCATTCTTCCAAATCGCATTATTGTCATCTGGTTGCCTCTCTTATTGTATGTGTATATGGCATCCATTATTACACCAATTTTATCTTTACCGCACATTTCCAAACATGAAAACATCAGATTTGATTCTGTGGTGCATTCAAACCATTTGCCATCAATTTTAAAATCATCCTCATTCAACTGATCAAACAGAAATCTTTTAAATGTATTTGGTGCTGTTGATCTGTATGCCACCTTCCTGTATTCTCTGGATTCATGAACAGCATCTGAAAATGTTAACGGAAATGATTGTGGTATCATTTCACCATTCTGATCCTTCCAATTTCCATAAGTCATCCATTTACCGGCAATGTATTGCTTATTGATAATAAACAATGCATCATTGGATAATTCATCATCCAACCCCACCAACAGAATCACATCATTGGGATCATCAGAATATTTTTTAATGGCATCATATCTTCTTTTGGATGCACCAACATTATCAGAATATATTTCAGCAATCATGTTGCTGTTTTTTCTGATGTTTTTTGATATCTCTGATGCTGTGCCATCTGTTGATCCATCAGATATAAAAATTGCTTTCCATCGAACATACCTTTGATTTTGTATTGATCTGATGCAATTGGATACATAATCTGCACAGTTGTATCCTGATGAAATGATAATAAATCTGGTTGCCCTCATTAGAAAATGAGATTCAACACCATGTACCAAAATAAACCACCAACCAATGATCCAATCAGCAGGAATATAACCCCCAACTTCATTGCGCTTTTTTCCTCTTTATTCATTTTGTTTATGCTTTTACTCATTAATGATATCAATTAATTTGTTTCTGTACATACCCAATGCTGTCCTGCCCTCCAACATTATTTCCTGCCCTATTTCACCAAAGTATTCCCCATATGCATGGGATACAACCAATACACATTTAATCATTTTTCCTGATGGGAATTTAGATTCATCAACCTGCAATTCATGATATTTATTAATGACATCAGAAAAATATATCATCACATCATCATTACTGATTTCATCCCCATTAAATTTCCAATCATCAAATCTGTTGATTGCAATGTTGGAATCCTTTAGACAAACAGCATGTCCCGAATCAGCCATCAATACCTTTCTGTGTGTTATTCCATGTGATTCCATATGCAATGATGAATTGCAATCCAACCCCCTATTCAATTTTAAATCACCATATGGTTTCCATTTTAGTTTATCCAATATTGATCTGCTGAATATCCTACCTGCACCAATTGGTAAATGGCCAAACTTACCCTGCATGAATCCATGCCAATGGATGGATTTCCTTTGTGCCAATGAATAATAATAAAAATCTTCCAACCCTAATACATAAGGTGATCTGCTGTTGTAATTAAGTTTGTAATAATTAATCAACCTTTCTGATAAAATATCTGATGATCCGGTTAGGATTACAGCATCAGGATTGTGTTTTTTTGCTGATTCAAATACCTTATTAAACTTTTGCGCCAATGGATCATTGGGTGCCTCCACAAATTCAACACCATCCACACCAAACTGCAAATCATTATCTGTAACAACTGCAATGATCTGGATGTTTGGAAATGTTTTTCTGTAATACTCCAAAACTATCTTTGCCAATTCTGGTCTGCGCCATAATGCTGTAACTAATACAATGTTCATTTCTTACTGTTTAAATAATTCTGATATGTGTGCAATGTATCAATGGTATAATTGGTTGATGCCCTTTCCATTGATTTGATCTGTGATTCCTGCAATCCTGTATCCTTTGCAACCCTGTATATTGATAATGATAATGATACGCGATCCGATTTTAATTTATGCCCAATGGATATTTTTGATGTTTTCATCATCGCAATTATAACATAATTATTTATATTACCATAAATATTTACTGCACACTAAAATAAAAATGGCCACCACAACAAAGTGATGGCCATCATTATTTATTCGCTGTACTAAATTAACTCAATGTATTCTTCAATGATGCCAATGCTGTGCTGAATGATCCTGTAACAAATGCCTTTAAATAGTTTGATGGGATATAAATGACTGCCCTTGTTTCACATAAAATTGTAACTAAATTTTTTGTGAAATCATCATTCTCATATCCAACACTAATCATTGCATCCTCGCGCATTTTTACAAATGCCTTACTGAAATCACCAACCAAAAATGTTCCTGCTGTGATACCTGTGTTTGCAATAACACGACATCCAGATATTACATTACCATCAACTGACATAAAAGGAGGAAGGAGGTAAACACCTTGGGTACTCTTTGTTAATTCCATCGCTGTAACATCTGTAGGGTGCAACACGATATAGTTAGGCACAAAGTTCGCAGAGAAGTTAGTATCTCCACCGCTTGCAATTTCAATCTGATTAACCGCTACACGCAACACATCAAATCTGTTTGCATAATCAACAGCATTTGCAAATGTCCCTGCTGAAAATGTGGTTGCTTGTGTTAAGATACCATTCAGATTTGGTGCAGATCCATCACCACCCAATACCTGTGCATCCAATTTAAGGATAACCAATTCCATCAACTGTGACCGGATCAATGATTCCATGTATGGTATATCATCCAATGATTCTTTGGATGCTTTCACATATGATGTCATTTTCTGAACTGTTGCTGACTTTTCAACCAGATCAAAATCCTGTTGTGTTTTTGCTGATCCCTCTGATGTTGTTGATGCGCCTCCATCTGGATTTGCAACCTCAACCAATTGGATATATCTTTTGGCTGTTCTACCCAAATTGCACAACTGTACAATAAATGGATTTCTGCGCGATATTCCAATATAATTTGGCATGTAATCAGCCAATGTAAATGGTATTGCATTGGTACCAACAGGTGTAACATTGCTTTCTGTGATTGTACCGGCTGATTTGAATTCCATTGATTCAAATGATCCTTTGCCAATTTTGATTGTGAATTCACCATCAGCATTTTTTGTTCCGATCTTACCGGCATCAAACATTGCCTTGTAACTGTTCCACAGGTTATCAGCAAATCCTGTTGATTTGGTTTTGGCTGATTGGTTTTCCTTCAATGATTTGATCATCAATCCAACTTCCTCAATGGATTTTTTGCAATCTGCAATATCCTGATCAGTTGTTGCTGATTTGATTTTTTCAGATAACGATTTCAATTCTTTGATTTCCGGATCGTTGTTTACTAACTCTTTAAAATTTTTGATGGTATCGGATTTAATTTTTTCCAATAGTGCATCCTCTGGTGTTTGTGACATTTTTATTTTGATTTAAAATTTTTAAAATTTGGTTTCGTTTGCTGTTTTAATACTGTTTTTTTATCGGCAAATTAATGTGATCATGTACAATGATTAATACATGGCAACAATTTTACTAATATCTAATTGATTATTTGTTGGTTGTGATTTCTTTTCATCAACAATTGGTGTGTTGATTATTTCACCCATCATTTGTTTTATCTGTGCCACCTGCAATTCAAATGTGTTCATCATGTCATCTGATTGTGTTCCTGATGATAATGATTTCACTAATTTATCCATCCTGTTGTTTAATGAAAACAGAATAGTTTTTTTATCTGTGGATTTTGTTCCCAAATATGGTGTTAATGAATTTGATCCAAATGCAACTGTTGATCCTTCAAACAAATTAATTTCTTTTATAACAAACACCATTTCGCGCTGATCCATATCCTGTGGATTAATAATGGATGATTTGATTTGTTCCCATTGTACACCCATTGAAAATTTTTCAATCATCTGCAATTGCATGTACCGGAATCCAATTGAATGGTTATCATATACACCCTCCAGATAATTCTGCAATGTGTCATTACCCAATTCTGTATTGGCCATTTTTGTTTCAAAATATATTCCATTGATACCATCCAATTCTTTTTCCTCCAATACCTGTATCTTTCCAACCAACTGTGATAAATCATGATTCAATGCATGTTTAATTTTGGCAACTGCAGTTGATTGGGCACCCCTTTCTGTAATGGATTTTTTGGCACACCCATTTAACAGGTTATCACCATCTGAATCCAACCAATTATAACTGTTAAAAAAACCTGTTACAATCCTGTCCGATGTGCTAACATCCTTTACAGATATTCCCTGTCCGAATGTCTTAACTGCATATTGGATTCCCTGCCTGTTCTGTTCCATTTTATTTGTGTTTTGTTATAAAATCATTCAATGGTTTTGTTTCACAATCCAACACATCCTGCAATACTTTTTTCTTTGCCATCCTCTGAATGTTTTTTGCGCGATTCATGAAAATGGTGTATTGTGTGTGCGTCATGTATATTTTGTCCTGTTTTTTTGCAGGTGTAAATGCTTTGATAATATTGGTTATGATACTCATGCTGTTGGAATTGATACTGATGGTATTGGCTGTGTTATTGGTATCACATTATTTGTTATCATGCCGGTTGCAGTTGGTTGATCGTAGCCATAAACTGACATCAGAATATTAACTGCTGTTGTTTTGTCCACAATTCCCTGTGCCACAAACTGATTGATTTGCATTATTCCGGATACTGATCCAACCAATCCGCGCAAATTATTTTGCGCCTCTGTTAATGTTTCCTTTTCAATTGGGATATATTGCTGATCTGTTAACTCTGCATACTGTTCCAATGTTATCACCCCATCATTATACAATACTGAATAACCATCAATTTCAATTTTTTCTGCCTGCGCCTCCTTTAATTCATCCTCCTTCATTATTTGCAGATATGAATAATCCAAACACAATTTTTTCCCATCCAATTTAAATTCATTTGTTAGTGTATTTGCAAGATCATAGGCAATTGGCTGTATGCCATTTTGATATGATGATTTTTCACCTGCATTTTTATTCTCATATGTGGCACCTTTTAGTGATGGGAAAATATCCCGATCCAACCCAAATGCTGATATGATGGTTGCAAAATCATCCTCAATTTCCTCAAATAATAATAAATCTCTTGTTGGAAATGACATTGGTTGCCATGTCAATGATGCATTGGTAACTGATATGTGTGATCCTGTTCCATACAATCCTTTCTGATTTTGGAAATCATTTTCAATGCGCAACCTTTCATCCTTTGATAATGGAATGCCACCAGAATTATCTTTGGCCTGATTTGATAAAATACCAATCATCCCTTTTTCTGTCATCAGGATGTTACGCGTTTTTAATGATGCAACAATGTTGCTGATTGGCAATTTTAATCCTCTGATTTTGCTGATTCCCTTTCCTTCAATTGGTGAAAAATTATAAGAATCATAAATGACAGTTTCTGTTTGGAATTTTTCCTGCAACCCCATTGCTGTTTGCATCAACTCATAATATTCAATGATGCCATTGATATCATATTGGTTGTAAAATTTGCCGGTTAATTTTATTGTCATCCAATCTGATGGCAGGTGCCACAAACATTTAATTGGTGATGTGGTGGTACCTTGTAGTTTGTAAATAAAATTATTGGAATACAATGCCCTGTAAAAATAATATTGGTACAACCATTTTTGGCTGTTCTGAATTGGATTGGGATTGTTTAACAATGTTAAAATTGGATCATCAGGATATGTTATTGATTCATCCTTTGTATCAACCATGATCCACCGGCCATTGGAAAATAATTCTGCACCTTTATTAACAACCACATTAAGGTGTGGGCAATCCATATATGCAATCATGGATTTTTCCACATCAACATAAACAGGTGTGGATGCATTGAATACCTGATTAACAAAAAAGTTTTGGGCACCCCTCCGCCATTGCCAATTATTAAACCAACTTTGAATTTGGTTTATCGGGAAAAAATTAACCATATGACAAAAGTAATTGATTAAGTGAAAAATTGTAATCCAAACGCTTTGATTCTTTTCAACGGATTAATCCTGCAATCATCACACAACCACACCCCACACAATGAACACCATTTGCATAATTTCTGATCACCATCCCTGTCAACCAATAAACAACACATGCATTGTTTGTAAACTGATTTGCCCTTAAAACATTTTTTGCAATTTTTATCAGCCATCATTTAAACAGGTGTGGTAAAAATGATTGGATGAATTCAGCCAATCCAGATAATGAATCAGGTGCATCATCATCATCCTTT